ATCTTCTCGCGGTATTCCCGCTCGAGCGTGTTCTTTATCTGCGCCTTTAAAGCAACCGAATCACATCCTGCGGAGATAGTTAAGGCCGTGCCGCTTAGGTTTGTGCTGAGGCTGGACCTTCCGCTGTGATCCGAGGTGCTGGTCCCGTTAGCTTTCCTATATTCATCCGGGCATGGGATCTGCACGGTGCGGGTGACGCCGGCGGGGGCGATTTTGAATACTGTATCATGGATGTTAACTATCTTCTCTGTGAAGATGCTATCGTGCTTTGTTACCTCTCTCTCCGAGGCAGGCTGTAGTGATCTACAGCCGCCACCGGAAAGGATGACGGAGCAAGACGTCATGACCAGGGCAAATAGTTTAAGAGCGAGGCGCATCGATGAAATTGGTAATGGCATAGATCTTGGCTTTAGGCCTCTTGAGCTTATATACACCATCCCCTTCGCGTGATCCATATGGGGCGGTGTTGCCCTCGATCGTATACCAATAATTGTCCTTGCCCGCTGTAATGAAGCCTGTGTGCCCTACGCGCTTGAGGTTTGGAAAGTAAAGCGTGAACACATCACCGGGCCTAATCTGAAATTTACGTTTGCCGCTCTTTGCCAGTTGCTGGCTCCATACCTGATATTTTGGTTCGGCAAAGGCGGGCGACCATGCGGTCTTAGGGTTAGGTGGAGCTGTAACCCCGACAGCGTTCAGATTCCAGCTCACAAAGGCGGCGCACCAAGGCGCTCCCTTGCTTTGCTTGACGAATTTCAGATACCGCTCCACCTCAGGCCCGTCATTGTTACCCGTGAGCTCGCGGACTTGGAGCTGGTGCTCGAGGGTGTCAACGAGGCGTGCGCGTAAAATATTTGTCTGTGCGGACCCTGAAAGCAGGAGAACAAGCCCGAAGAAAAACATGAGGAAAACCTTCAGGGCTATGTTTCTCCTGTCTGCGGGTGCAAGGTCTTTGAAGTTGTGATAGAAGCTTCGAAGCTCGAAATATGCCGGAGGAAGCGCCACGCGGATCAACAACCAGCAGGATGCAGTGATCCATACGATCTGCCATACGCGGAAGAGGAAGGTCTCGAGCATGCTCCCCCTATCGAAGAGCGCGGTCTCGGGATAATACCACATGATGAAACGACGAAAACCCTCAAGGATCAGCGCCATGATCGGAACGAACAGGAGCTCTTCTTTGAATATCTTGAACAGGTTTTTCATTTCGTCTCAGCATGCGCCGGGCTTACAGGCCCGGCGCGGTATCTTCCGTTGGTTATGGTTTAATTCAGTATTTGTGTTGCTTGATGCACGAAATTGGTGCCGTCGAACTTGTATGACAGCGCATACGATTTGTTCGCGGTGAGCACCTGTGCAAGGCCGCTCATGCCTGTCCCTGGAGTAAGTGTTCGGTTTGAGCCGTCCGTACTAACCTTGATGGTCAGATTCGATCCTTCAAGCACCTCGGACCTCACCGTGAGGTTCAGTGTCGCGTTACCGGTCATCTGCCCTATGGTGAGGATCGTTTCGTTGATGTCGATATCAACGGCGATCGCGGCTCCATAAGCCTTTGAAATCACATCGGCCTTGCCGAAGGGGTAGTTGTCTCTTTTTAAGGTTGACATTTTATATGGTTGCTAAGGTGAATTGTAATGGTTGGAGTTCTGTTAATGTGCTGGCGGGCTGGCGCTGATCTGCTGCGTCTTCAGGTGAACGAATTTTGCGCCGTCATATTTGAACTTCATCAGATAATGAACGGTAGCGACAATGGTCTGCGCCTTGCCGGTGAGTCCGGTTCCGAGTGTAAGCGTGCGGCTCGGGTCAGCATCATCCACGCCGTCGGCACCGACTTTCATAGTGAGCGTATCGCCCGGCTCGACCTCAGAACCGATGTCCAGGTTCAGGGTTGCGTCGTCCGTCATAACGCCCAGGTCGGCGACGGTCTCGTTGCTCTGCACGGAAAGTGATCCGACGTTGTTGTCAAAGTCGAAAACCACGCTCTTCGCGTCTGCTTTTCCGAAGGGGTATTTTAGGATCTTAGTCATGTCTGTGTTGTTTTCTGCATTCTTCCAGTTCCTTCTCCAATCGCGTCATCTTCGCTTCCATTCTTGCCATCCGGGCTTCGGCTTCTGCACGGTAAGCCGCGAACTGAGCCTGAACATCGGTGATCGCTTTCTGATAAATCGCGATCACCCGCTCCACATTCTTCAGTTCCTGTCCCTGTGCGTCGGCGTTAAGCTTCCTCCGGCCGAAGATCCATCCGAGGACAGCACCCCCCAACGCGCCAATGGGGATACCTATGACGCTCATAGATTTTAGGTTCCCTGAACGATCGCGATTACACCAAGATCATCTGCCCTTCTGCGGCGTCCGCCAAAGCGAAGCAGCGCAGAGTAAACATCACCGTAGTATTCGGCGCGATCGGGGTTCTCAAAGAACTTCACTTCTCCAAGGGCGCGGGCGAGCGCGTTCTGCTGCCAGCACATGCTCACCTCTAAATCACCCGTCTGCACCGCAGATCCATATGCCCTGATCTTGTAGTTGCTGGAATCGAGATATCCGAGTGCGATATCCGAGCGCTTCATGATCACAAACCCGAACAGGTTGCCGACAATTCCCTTGGCGGGATCTACCTGGGCAGAAAAATCGCGGTATTGTGTCTGGCTCAGGTCCTCAAGAAGCTCATCATAATGCTGAGCGCAAAGCAAGGCTACGCGGTTCTCGGTTGGGATATTCTCCTGATCCATCTTGCGCGACGCCTTGCGTAGATCTGCCGCAAGGAACTTCTTGCGGGTGCCGGTCATACCGGTGCGGTTGTCAGAGGTATTGCCACCAGAGGTCACTATGAATTGGGCCTGTGGCAGATCGGTGAGGTACATTACAAGCGCGTTGCCTGCAACGTCCTGCGTGAGCTGGCCGGCATGGTCTCCGTAAACGCTGTCGATTTTGTTGTAAGAAAGCTCGACCTTCTCCGCGTCGCTGATATGCGTCGGCTCCGTGGTGTACTCATCGAGGTTGTAAGTAATGTCCGTATCGACCCGGCGTATAGCGGTGGCTGGATAGTTTAAACGGTTTTTAATGACCGTCGGCTTCGTTCCGGGTTGTGGGATATGCACGATCTTACCGGCAAGGACCTTGTCATCATCCGAGAACATGAACTGAAAGAACTTGTTGTCCTTCCAGAGCCGTTCGATGATGTAATTGGCCCAGATCTCAACTTCCACTCCCTGAAGGTTCACTCCGGGAAGCTTGATCGATGGTGCGATAAGGTAAATCGCGAATAGACCCCCAGTGATCGCTGCGGTAACGGCCACGGGATTAAGGTCGTTCCTTTCCGAAAGCGGAGCGGCCACGACGCTTATCGCAAATACCGTTGCCAGAAACGAGAGGGCGGCTTTTTTGAAACTTGTCTTCATTGGTTCTATGGTTTTTCTGTGTGTGTTACTTTGTTTGGATTACTCTCTTCGGGGTTATGCTTTCGGCTTCTTCCCGAACTTCTTCTCGAACTTCATCGCGTATACCTGCGGCATCTTGTCCTTCAGCAGCTCGAGCTTGCCGCTTTTGAACAGGTCATCGAAGCTCAGCTCGGCCAGCTTCTTCAGCTCTGTGTCTTCCGAGTTTCCGGTGTTCGGGCCGGAATTTCCTTCGATGGTATCTTTCGCCGAGGGAAGCGAGGGCAGACTCTTCACATAGTCCTCAGCGGCCTTAAAGTCTGCGATCGCGAGCTTCACGATATGCGGCTTCTGAATGGCTTTGATCTTGCGATCGATATGCGCCTTTTCTGCCAGCGCATGTGCTTTCGCCTCGGTGCTCTTGTTGTCCTGGTCTTCCAGTTTGGCGGTGAGCTCGTTCACCTTGTCCTCGAGTTCTTTGCAGCGCTTGAGGGCCTCGGCGAGCTTCTTGTCCTTGTCGTCCTGAGAATCAGGCTCCATTTCGTCAGACATCTTGGTCTTATCCTCGTCGCTGGTGTCCTCGTCAGCGAGTGCGAGTTCAACTTTCTCAGCGGCAAGAGTGAACGCTTCGGTAGCGGCTTTCTTGGCGTCTTTCGCTTTCTTCAAAGCGGCGAAAGCTTCAGCAACGGTTTTTGTTTGTTTGGCCATTTTGTCGGTTATTTTTGGTATGATGGTTTCGATTGAATTCGACCTGAGATTGATCAGCCGGTCGCTCTTGTCGTAGAGCGCGACGTCCATCGAGTCGGGATTGGCCCCGATATCGCAGCTGCTCGCCTCTCTCAGCGTCCATTTGGTAACGGTGGCAAGCTCCTGCCCCGGAAGCAAATCGGATTTCTTCTTGCTGGTGGCAAGCGGTTCCGCTCCTGCTGAGCACATACGAATGTGGCCGGCTTCGACTTTGTTATAGATCTGCATTGCAAATGCATCCTTATCGTCGAATACAGGAACGCCGGTGATCTCATCTCCCTTGATCTCGATGTCCTCCCAATGTCCGAGAGGAAGGATCTGATTTTTCTTGTTGCCTTCAGGACGAATGTGATTGAAAAGAAGCAGCGGGTTTTTTCTGAACCCATCGAGAACCGCTCCGGAAGTGAGCATGCGGAAGCCCTGAGAATTGAGGCTGCTGCTGGAGATCACAAAACGTTTCGTCGATTTCGGCATTGTCGGGAACAAAATTGAAGCGAAAAAAAGCCCTGAAAAAATCAGCAAAACACAATACCCCAACACGCTGGTTATATTGCCCCTCGCGGATTCCCATTGTTTTGTGCTCGTTATATAAAAGCTGGGGCGTAGTCGAACTTTGCCTGTGATGGCTAATAAGTCAAACAACACGCAGAAGCGCGAGCATGCCTTCATGCTCTACACCAAAGAGGGCGTTACCGTCTACAAAACCATCGCCAAACGGGTGGGCGCAACCGAGAAGACGATAAGCAAATGGGCAAGGGAGGATAAGTGGGAGAAGAAGCGGCAGAACATGCTTCTTACGCGGGAGGAGCAGATGCAGAACCTCCTCGACGAGCTGGAGGAGCTAAACGCTTTCATCCGCACAAAGCCTGAAGGAAGGCGGTTTGCCAACGCAAAGGAAGGAGACGTGCGACGCAAGCTCATCAAGGACATCAAGGAGCTCGAGACCAAGGCGAACGTCGCCGAGATCATCGAGACCTGCAAGCGCTTTACCCGGTGGCTATCTCTGATTGATTTCAAGAAAAGCCAGGAGGTGGCGGATCTGTTCAATCAGTTTATCAAGGACACGCTTCGATGAACCTCGTCGACAGGCAGGCGCTAAAGGATTGGGAAAGCTTCCATGCGTCTCACGCGAGAGCATTGAGCATAGACGATACCGAGACTGGTGAGGCGAAAACACTGCGAATACGTCATATCGAGGCGGATCCTGAGCGCTGGTTCAAATACTATTTTCCTCAATACTATTCGTGCGAGCCTGCCCCGTTTCAGATCAATGCCACGACACGCATCGTCAAGCATAACCGCTGGCTCGAAGTACGGGCCTGGAGCCGTGAGCTCTCCAAGAGCACCCGCGCCATGATGGAATATCTCTACCTCGCTCTTGCCAAGAAGAAGATCTATAACGTCCTGATGATCTCAAATTCGGAAGACAATGCAATCAGACTCCTCCTCCCCTTCAGAATCAGCCTTGAAAAGAACCGCCGGATTATTAATGATTATGGCAATCAAAAGAACATTGGCACTTGGGAGAGCTATGAGTTCATCACTCGCTCGGGAGTTTCCTTTCGCGCAGTCGGTGCAGGACAGAGCCCTCGGGGAACACGGTTCGAGAACCGGCGTGTCGACGGGATCATCTTCGACGACATAGACACAGATGAGGAATGCAGGAACGAACGAATCGTAAAGGACAAGTTCAAATGGATGCATGAAGCTGTTATCCCTACAGTGTCAGTGTCCGGCGATTACAGGATCCTGGTATTGGGTAACGTGATCGCCAAAATTTGCTGTGTATCGCTGGCTATGAAGATCGCCCGCCACGTCGAGATAGTGAATATTCGGGACGAGAATGGTAAAAGCACATGGTCGCAAAAGAACAAAGAGGAAGACATTGACCAGATACTTTCCTTCCTGAGCTATGCTTCCGCTCAAAAGGAATACTATAACAATCCCATAAGCGAGGGATCGGTGTTTAAAGACATGGCATACCGCCCAGTCAGGCAATTGAACGACTATCGCTATCTCGTATGCTACACCGATCCCTCGTTTAAGGATTCGAAGAAGAACGACTTTAAAGCCACGGTGCTAATAGGCCGCTGGCATGACGAGTTCCACATCATCAAGGCTTTCGTCGAACAGACAAGCACCGCGAAGATGATCGACTGGCATTACCAGATCGATGAGCATGTTCGCGATCGTGTGCCGGTGTATTATTATATGGAGGCGAACTTTATCCAGGACACGCTCCTGAGAGAATTCTACGCTGAGGGATCGAGGCGCGGTAAAGTGATCCCGATCAAAGGGGATGAACGCAAGAAGGCCGACAAGTTCACGCGCATCGAGAGCCTTCTCGAGCCGCTGAACAGGAACGGTAAGCTGTTCCTCAATGCGGCAGAAAAGGATAACAAGCAAATGCAGCGCCTCGAGGAGCAGTTCATAGCGATCGAGCCGGGAAGCAAGGCGCATGACGATGGACCGGATGCGGTTGAGGGCGCTGTATTCATTCTCAATAACAAGATGATATCCGGCAGCGGACAGATGACGGTAATGCCCCACAAAAAGAACCCTAAACGCTTATAACGATGGCTTTTCTCACCAAGGACCAGATGAAGACGCATATTCCCGAAAGCATCAGGAATGCGATAACCAATAAAGACGACACGATCTTCCAGTCGGCTATAGATGCTGCCGTGAATGAGGCGAAGGGATATTGCAGCGTCTATGATGTCGACGCGCTGTTCGCCATGTCGCCTCCCGACCCGACGCTTCATATGTACGTGAAGAACATTGCCAAGTGGCATTTCATCAACCTCGCCAATCCCAACATCGACCTCGAGGATGCCCAGGCGCGGTATGATCAGGCAATCCGGTGGCTGCGAGATGTGCAGAATGGTAAGACCGTAATGCTGAACTGGCCGAAAGCGTCGCCTGCCGATAATGCAACCTACTTCCATGCCAAGTCAAACCCCAAACGCCGTAATCACTTCACATGAACGAGAAAGACATCAAGCCTGAGTACAACCCAAACATAGAGACCGCCCGCGGCTTGCAGCAATCGG